ACTGTTCGCAACGCCATCGATTCCCGTCGCGTTTTTGGTCGCGGTCATGCTGCCGGACTTCGTCCACGCCGCTTGCGTCAGATCCCTCGGATGCAGCGTCTCGCGGGTGCGGGCGGGTTCGATTTGCTGGGCGAGTTGGGGGTATTCGGAGCTTGCGGAACCCGTGGTGACAACGTAGGCGAGATCTGCGGTGCCCTCGTAGTACCAAACCGCGTCGACAAGGAAACCATTGCTGCCGCCATGGTTGTCGACCTGGTACAGAGTCGGCAAGAACGTTTCGCCAGTCAGTACGCTTGAGAACTGAACGATGTAGTAGCCGTTGGTAACAGCGGTGATCTTCGCCCCGAAAGCCCCGTTGCCGTTCGTGCTCAGTGCCAGCGTGTTCAAGTTGAATTCATAGAATCCGTCCGAACCGTTCACATTTGCAGCGAGCCCAATGCTGTTGGCCCCCGCGCGCTTCACTCGCGCACGAAACGTGTACACGGTACGCGATGTCGATGGCACGGAAGCGTGATACACACGGTCGCCGATCCCGCCAGATGCCGCGGCAAACAGATAGGCGGTGTTCGTGCCGTCACTTGCTGCGCCAGCATTCGGCGTCATTCGACCGCTGTAATTGACCCAGCCTGTTGCGTTGTCAAACGTCGCCCCATAGGTCAGAAGATTCTGCCGCGTCGGCGTGCCGCTGGCGTAGAGAATCGCCCCAGCCGTCGCCAGGTACGTCCGAGCATACCCCGCGTTGAAATTCACCTGCGTGACGCTGCCAGTTACCGTGCAGATCACCGAAGTCCCGCTCGCGGTGAACGTCAGCCCGCCGCGCGTGGTGAGCGATGCCGGCGCCAGCGTCCCGCTACCTCCCGACGACAGCGCGATAGACCCGGTGCCCAGCCCGCTGATCGTATAGACCGCGCCACTGACTACCGTGATGGTCTGCGTCGCAGCCGTTGCGCTGTTCAGGAAGCGATTCTCTGTCGCCCCCCGATCAAACGTGATCGGCGGGGCGTAAACAGCGGCGGAGGTGGTGGGGACGTAGTCGGTAGCGGCCGGTCCCAGATTGCATTGCACGCGTCCGATTGTTGCTGCTGTGGCAGAACCAGCATTCACGCGACCGATCACCAACCGAACATCTGTGGCGCTGGCCCCAACGGTTTTCGTCACGCTATACCGAGTGGGAGTGCCGGTCAGCGTGACAGGGGAATTGATCTGCTGAAATCCGCTAACGTTGTCGTAGATGCCGAAGTTCAGCGTTCCTGACCCGGAAAGATCGACACTGACAGTTACCGGTTGCCCAGCAACCGATGTGGGAAGTGCGTTGAAAATGTATTCGTTGGCTGACGGGAACGTAGCGGTAGCCGCTGAAGGGCGCGTTGCGGCGCCCGTACTGTTCCATGGGCCATTCTGAGTCAGGTCCTCGGAGTACCGCGCAAGGTTATGCGCCCCATACTGAATCGTCCCATCACGCCCGATCACCGTGGCAGGCGGGTTGCTCGTGCTCTGCGCGTTCGTCCAGCCCAGAGCCTGCAGCGAGGCCGTGTCGATGAGTCGCGCAACCCGCTTGTCAGTCGCCATCACTCGCGAGTCGGCCCGATACGCGTTGTACTCCGCCTGACTGGCGAACAGATTCACCGCCCAGAACGCAGCAAACAACCCGCCCGCAAGGTTGCAACGCAAGCACCGCAACGTCCTCGTGGTCCGCATCAGATCAACTCCTGCACGTCGACAGCCGCGCTCGCCGCCCCCGAGCTGCTATCCAGAATCACCGAAATGTAGGTATCGCTCGCCGGATCGATCGCGAACTCCACGCGCTCGTACGGCTGCACCACACGCGAGGTGGTCGCGACCGCGGTGACCGATCCCCCGCCGGTGAGGAACCGCACCTTCTCCGGACCACCGTTGGCGATCGACAGCTGCGTTGTGCCCGCGGTCAGCGCCTGTCGGGTTTGCGTGCTGGTGGCGGTCAGCGAATAGTTCGAGCCCAGGCGCGGCAGGACGTTGACGCCTGCGCGGTTCAGAACGACGACGCCAGTCATGTCAGTAGAACCCCGAGATTCGCCCGCTGGCGTTGTAGTAGACCGTCCGGGTGACGCCCTGCTCGGTCACCGTGGCGATACGCCAGGAGGCGTCATAGGTGAGGGTCACCAGGATGCCGCCCAGCTCGTAACTCGAGATCCGGCCGGACGCGTCATAAACCACGTTTCGCAGGGCGCTGCCCACCCGTGCCGAGGCCGCGATAAGCGGATCCACCAGCGGGCCGAAGACCGTGCCGATTGGCGGCACCGTGTTGTCGGTCGAGATCGTGTCATTCGGGCCGAGCGTGACGATCGTGCCGTTGCGAATCGGCCCGAAATCCCGGTTGACGACGATCTGCATGGCTTACGCAAGCTCCGTAATCTCGATCGCGCCCACCGTCACGCCACTGACCGATCCCGCGATGATCGCGGCCAGGTAGGTCTGCGTGCTGTCGACGTTGAACTCGATGCGTTCGCCCTGCTGCAGATAGTGCGAAGTGCTGGCACTCACCACAACCGCGCCGCCACCCAGGGCGATGCGGTGATCGGCCAGGCGGGCGGTCACGCTGATGCGCAAGACGCCGGCGGTCAGTGCCACCCGGTTGCTCGTCGTGGCGGCGTCCGTGGCCAGCTGCTTGGGAGTGCCAAGCCGCGGCAGTAGATCGACAGGTGCTGCCATGTGAAAGGATCCCTACGTGTGAACGAGCCAGGCGCGGGTCACCGCGCCGTCGTCAAGCCGATCGGCGCGTCGGACGCGAAAGGACGCGGCGCCTGCCTGGATGACATCGCCAGGCACCACAGCGGGCCAGACCGACGTCCGGAATTGGCACGAGTATTCAACCGATGTCACGTCGTCCAGCAGGTTCGTACCAGGGGAATCGAGCAGGATCAGGCCCTGAACTGGCGCCCCGCCAGACGCACGCGTGAGCGTGGCGGACGTGGCGAACTCGTCGGCGTCGAAGAACACCGACAAGTCTTCGGCCCAGGGCACTGTCTGACGCTCAGGCGACCGCGGCCGACCAGAGGAACGCGCAATCCGGCGCCATGATCACTTCGGCCACCGACTCACCGACCCGTACCCGGGTACCGCCGCGCAGGCCGATGTCCGGATCGTTGTCGATGGTGCCGGCCACCCGGTTGCCGAACTCGGCGGTGAGGCCGTAAGTGATGCCACCCGTCGGCCCCGTGGGTACCGGCGCGCTGTAAAACGCCAGGGCCGACTTGCCCCACACCCGCGCCATGCTGGCCGTCTGACCGCGCTTGGCGCTGTTGTAGAAGCCCGAGCCCACGATCACCTCGTCCAGTTCCAGCAGTTCGGCCAGGGCCTGACGCGCCACCAGGGGCGCCGCGCCGACGGAAGCATTGCCGCCACTGGGATTGCACGCGGCAGTGACCTTGGGGTGCTGACGCAGCTTGGTCCAGACCGCCTGGCCGACCACCAGCTTGTTCGGCCGCATGATGAGGCCGTCGAAGGCGGTGAGCATGGCGCTGACCGGATCGCTGGTCACGTCCGACCACTGGCCGCTGCCCGACAGGGTCGCCTTGTTGGCCGACGCGTAGTTCGATGCGTTGAACACCGCTGCGGCCACGCGAATCTCGCGATCAAGCGCAATCAGCTCGGTCAGCAGTTCGGTGCTGCGCGCAATTGGATCCGGGTTGAAACCGCCCGAGACCAGCGGCACCGACTGTGCGGCCAGAATATCGGCTTGTGGGATCGCATCGTCCAGACCATAGTCCTGGACCGAAGCGGTCTGTTCGGTCGCGGTCCAATCCACCTCGTTGGGCTGCGACTTGCGACCGACGCGTGTGTTCGGCACCGTGAACGCGTCGGCTTGAGTGAACTTGGTCCACTTGAAGCTTGCGGACAGCACGGGGTACCGCGGCAGGATCTGGTCGGCGATGAACGCCTGGTTGCGATACGCCAGGGCGATCGCGGTGAGTTGCGTCTGGACGACGAACGGAGCTGCGTAAGCCATTTTCTGATTTCCTTTTTCGTTTCGTCGCTGCTATCAGCCCTGGACGCTGCCGAGCGCCACGGCCACCCGGAAGATGTCGCCGCTGACCGCCGCTTCCAGCGCCACGCCGACGATCCGGTTGTTCACGCCAGTCGAGGGCGCTGCGGCGACCAACAGGCCCGCGGAATCGCTGGTCAGCAGGTCGCCATGGGCGACGGTGCCGCCCGCCTTGCCGAGCGCGACGCCCTGCACGATGACGTCGCAGATGTCGCCGCTGGCCGCAGCGATGTCGGTCGACAGGCCCAGCGACTTGACCGTGGCGCTGTCGGCCTGCAGACAGCCGCCGCTCGCGCCGATCTTGACGACGGAATACGCAGCGATGGCGCCCTCGGCGACATACGCGATGCTGTTCGGAGTTTTCATGTTTGCTCTCTATGCGATGTTCTGGGTGGATCAGGTAGCGAGCGCGGCCTGGCGCATCACGTGGGCGACGGCATCCGATGCCGAGACCTTGTGGCCCAGACGGGACTGCTCGGCCATGTACGCGGACGCGCGAGCGGACAGGTCGTGCGCGGTCGTCTCCGGCTTGCCCTCCTTGGCGGGCGCTTCCTTGGCCGGCGCGCTGGCGTTGGGCACCGGGTTGGGCGCTTCGGTGCGGATCTTGTTCAGGCGATCCTGGCCTTCGGCCTTCTGCGCCTTGATGATCCGCATTGCCACCTCGGCGCCGGTCGACTTGCCGTCGGCCTTCGCCTCGGCCACGATCGACTCGTAACCCACCATCGCCTGCTCCTCGATGCCGGCGATGCGCTGGCGTTCGGAGAGCTGGCCTTCGGCCAGGCCCGCGGTGTGACCTTCCTTCTTGCCTGCGTCCATGCCGGCTGCCCGGCCCTCCTCGATCAATGCACGCGCGATCTCGGGATGGTCGGCGCGGATCGATTCCAGCGTCGCGACCGGTTTTTCGTTTGCCATGAGGCGTTCCTTTCTGAAGTGAGTAAGAGGTGCGACACCGGCACCGTTGGCTGATGCGCGCGAGCCGCGCCCTCGCAACAGTTCGATCAGCTGCGCGCGCGGCATCACACCGTCTGCCAGACCCGCATCGATCGCCTGTTGCCCGATGAAAAGCTTTCCGTCCGCCATACGCTCAAGCACGGCCTCGACATCCACGCCGCGATGGGCGGCGACCGCGTTCACGAAAAGCGCGTAGTACGCATCCACCTGGTCCTGGATCGACGCCCGACCCTCGTCGGACAGCGGCCCGAACTGCGACGCGATGCGCTTGTACTTGCCGGCCGTGATCTCAGTGGTGCGCACGCCCATCATCTGTTCGCGCCGGCTCGTGTCCACATGGGTTGCAACCACGCCGATGGAACCCATCACCGGCGCGCCGCTGGACATGTAGACACTGCCGGCGGCCGACCCCATCAGGTAGGCGGCCGAACTCATCTGCCCGCTGGTCCAGGCCGCCGTCGGCTTGTTGCCCGCCGCGGTGCGGATCACTTCGGCCGCCTCGAACGTGCCGAACACCGAGCCGCCGGGGGAGTCGACGTCCAGCAGGATCCCGATCACCTGCGGGTCATTCATGGCCTCGGCCACCTGACGCTCGATGATCTGGGAGGAGGCACCGCCGGAGATCTGCGTGAACAGGTTCGCCTTGGGCGCGATGACACCTTGCACCGGGATCACCGCCACGCCATTCTCGATCTCGTAGTCGCGCGGCTGGCGATTGTCCAGCGGCCGACCGAGCGAAGCCTCGACCTTCTCGAGGTCGATCTTCGGCCCGTGCAGATGGGTCTCGTAGATCGAGCGGATCTCGATGAGCTTATCCGGGACGATCGCCCACGGGCTCGTCATCATGTCGAGCAGGCTCACTTCTCGGGGTCCTTTTCCTGGCGGTCGGCCTTGTCGGCCTCGTCCGGGTCAATCGGTTCCTCCGCGGGCGCACCTACCGGCGCGGCAGCAGCCCCGATGCCGGCGGCCATCAACACTTCGTGTTCGCGGATCTTCTGGGGCGTGGTGGCATTCCAGTCGGTGCCGAACAGTTCCATCTCGGCACTCTCGTGAGTGGTCAGGCCCGCATCGATCGCAGCGACCTTCGCGCGGACCTCTTTTTCCGGATCGATCGCGCCTGGCGCATCGCCGGTCCAATCGGCCCGGCAGTAAGCCGCACGCAGCGCCGGATCCCGAAAGAATCCCGGCGCTTGCACCCGCCCCAGCGCCACCGCCTCCTCGAGCCACGTCTCATACACCGGCTGGCAGAACGACTTTCGCAGCCAGTCTCGCCGGCCCTTGAAAAACACCCACGCATCGAGCAGCGCCGCGCGCGCGGCCGAATAGCTCGAGGTGAAGTGCTTCACCAGTACCTCGAACGGCACTTCCAGGCCCACCCCGATCTGGCGCAGGATGGCCATCACGAACGGATCGAATTCCGGGTTCGGACGTCCAGGCGACGAGGTTTCGACGTCTTCGCCAGGCGACAGTCCCACGACCGCGCCGTTGCCCAGCGTGATCTCATTCTCGGCCAGCGCCGTGTCGGGGGCATCGGGCGCCAGCAATGGGCTTTGCTCCGGCGCCTCCGACTTGATGAACACCGTGTACATCCCGGCGACCACCGCGGCCATCATCTCCGCATCGGTGAACCGGCCGAGCTGCTTCAGCGCATCGATCACCGGCGCCAAGTGCGGGACGCCGCGGCTCTGCCCGGGGCGCAGCATCCGCATGTGATGCAGCACGGCCGGCATCCCGCGTGACGTCAGCGCCGGCACCCAGCGGCCTGCCCATTTCTGCGTCTGGCCGTAGGTGGAGCCCGGGTGGCGGTCGTATACGAAGAACCGCTGTGTCGCGCCGGTGTCAGGGTCGAACTCGACACCCTGCGTGACCCGGTCACTATCACTCTGACCATTCTCGTTGCCAACCCGATCGGCCTCGATGATCTGCAGCGCCAACTGGTACGGCAGCAACCCGCTGTCGCGCATCGCCAGCAGTGTCAGTGAATCGCCCGACTCCAGCACGGAACGAAAGACCAGCTCCTGCAGGTCGTAGAAATCGCCCTTCCTGGCCAGGTCGCAGCAGCGCGAATCGGCCCACAGCGAGAACTCCGCCTGCGTGGACTTGCGCCATTGCTCGGTCTGCTCGTCCGTCCAGCCCAGGACCTCGGTGTTCGGCCGGCACTGCAGCGCCAGGCCGGTACCGACCACGCGCGAGACGATCGTGCATAGGGCGCCGCCCGCCAGCGGGTTGTTGCGCGCCAGGTCCCGCGACTTCGCGCGCAGATCCTGCAGTGCCAGGGCGATGTCGGCATCGGCGCTGCGCGCCCGCGGCTGATACCTGCGCATCGAGCGCAGCGACGAGCCCGCGACGTCATAGCCCGAAGCGCCGTT